TATATTAGGTTTATGCCTCCTGAATATACTGAACCGAAAAGAGATTATGTTTTTGAAGTTTTTTCTAGAGATTCTAAAGTTATTTCGTTTTCTCCTCATTTTTCTGGTCATTTATGGGCGATGATGGGAGTTAGTAAGGAGGTAGGGACAGTAACTGTAGATGAGTATGCTAATGAATTTATAAATGAAGAATATGAAGAAAATTATTTAAGAGAAGCTGGTGGAAGTAAAACGTTTAGTCAGGTAGGGTATAAAACTTTGTTAAGCATGTCTTCTACTACTCGTGAAGAAGCACAAAGAAGATTGGCTTATGTATATCAGAAAAATAATTTTATGATGTATGAAGCAGAACTTTCTGTTCGAGGAGATCCTGGGTTGAGTATGTGGGATACAGTAACAGTTGTTCCTTTGGTTTGGGATATGCAGAGGGAAAAAATGCAGGTACATCATTCTATCGGAACTTATTTTGTTAATACGGTGGAGGATTATATAGAAGGCGGTAATTTTGAGACTACTTTAGGTTTAGTATCAGATGCAAGTCGTTTAGGAGAAGAAAATATAGAAGATAGAGAAATTTTTGATGATTGATTTAAGGGAGATGTTTAAGTTGTGAAAAGAAAGACTAGAAGAGGCGGTTTGCATATAAAGCGTGAGAAAGGTTTTATTAAAACTAGAGATTCGTTGAAAGGAGTATATAGGGCAAGAGTTGAGAGTAGAAAGGATCCTTTACATTTAGGTAGAGTAAGGGTTCGGATTCCCATGTTACACGGTATTCCTGAAGTTACAGAAAGTTTTATAGAGACTGAATATTTGCCTTGGGCTTCTAGAAGTGCGATTTCAGCTGGTTATGATATGGGTTCATTTATAGTTCCTCAAGTAGGTTCATGGGTTTATGTTTTATGGGAAGGTGATGATCCTAAGAAGTTAATTTATTTTGGTGGGGTTCATGGGAATTTAGGTAGTAAAGAGCATACATTTGGATATATGGAAGACGAGTTTTATTTTAATGTTGATGAAGTTGATTCTGATTTAATTCCTGCTGGTCAGTGGAAGTCTCCTGCGGGTGAAAATGAGATTCCTAAAGATGTTTTTTATGATAAAGATCATGACGAACCTACAAGGGATATTATTTATAAATCATTAAAAGGTCATACTGTTATGTCCGAAGAGGAAGATGAAAAGGAGTCTTTTTCAATAATAGATAGAGCAGGTCAGATATTCAGATTTTTATGTCCTGTTAAAGAAGATATTAATAGATCTGGGGATGAGAGTTTTAAACGTGGTGTAAAAGATACTGTTAAAGAAGATCAATTTGATTATGAGAATCAACTAGTGAATTCAAAAGCGGTAATATTTTTAAAAGATTTAGCTTCACAGGTATTTAGAATGGTAGCTGAGTATGGTAATGAAAAAATAGAATTTATTTCTAGAAATTTAGATAAAACTAGGAGAAGTTTAATTGGTCTTTTTTCAGGGGAAGAAGATGTAAAAATATTATTGTTATCGGAAGAAGATGATGAGTCAAATCATACCTATATAGAAATGGATTCTTCTAATACTGTAATAAGGTCAGGAGTAGTTTCTGAAGGTAGTACAGTTGCGAAAAAAACTATGTCTGATGAAGAAGTGTTGAATCAATCTTGGGATATACCGTATAAGATTGAGGCTTATCCTTATGTTGGACCTGGGATGGAAGTTGGTTGGGAAGATAAGAAAGATGAGGATTTGAATAATTAAAAGGAGGAATTAATATGCCACATGATCCCTGGAAAGGAGTTACGGTAAAATCTTTATTTCCAGATTTAGATCCTGATGATCCAGAGAGCATGATCAGTGGAGCTAAGGAGCAGGTGGAAAGTCTTAGGGATAATGTTGATCAGAAATGGGCTGGAGTTAATAAAAGAATGAATGATGTTACTAATATGTTAAATTGGGTAACAGCAGTAAAAAATCAAGTCGATGAGGTTTTTGATCGAGTTGAAGGGGTTATTGATGCAATTAGTAATACAGGTGCTCATGCAACTATAGTTACATCTGCTGAAGGTCAGCCTGGGGAGAACAATTTTATTAGTGAGATATCTAATGCTATAAAAGACAGTGCAGATCCTAATTCTCCTGATATATCTGAGACTTCTTATGCTGCTTCTATATTGATTGTAGTATCTAAACCTTCTCTAGGAGAAGCTCAAAGTGCAATAAGTGATTTTAATGATGTTATAAAAGGGTTATAAAGGAGGAGCTTTTTTGTTTAAAATATATGTAGATCCAGTTGAAGAGCATATAATTATAGAGACTATGAAAGGTCACAGAATTAAGTTAGATGATGTAGGTAATGAAATAATTATAGAAGATTCAGAAGGTAGTAGTATTATTTTTAATTCAGAAAGTAAAGAGATTAATGTTTCAGCGGAAACTATTAATTTAAATTCATAAGGGTGATTAGATGTCAGGCGTTGCTAGAGAAAATGATACTGAATCGGGGGTTTGTATGGAGTATGTTGAAGGTACAGGTTATGTTCCTATGAGCAGGTCTGGAATATTAGATCAGGAATATTCTCCTGATGTAAATACTAATGACAGATCTACAGTTAGAAAGGGAGATAAAGGGACAATTACTTCAGGACCTCATGCTGGAGAATTATTTGAAGTTATAGAAGGGTCTGGATCTGTCAATGTTAACGGGCAACCTATAGCTCGTGAAGGAGATTCTACTAAATGTTCAGTTTGTGGAGATATAGAAGGGGAAGAAGGGTCAATTGATTCAGGTTCTAGTAATGTTAATGCTGGAGGTTAATATAAATGACTAATTCTAATGATTCAATAGTAGTTGATATTACAGGGAAAGGATGTCGTTTTCCTAATATTTTTTCTAAGAAAACTGGCGGGGTAGCAGTTAGATCAGGGATTGAGAAGGTTAATCAAAGTATTGCTGATATTTTAAATACTCGTATTGGAGAGCGTGTTTTACAGCCTAATTATGGTTCTCGAATACATGAATTAATTTTTGATATAAATGATGAAGCTATGCATGATCTGTTACGTATGAGAGTAATGGAAGCAATTGAAAATTGGGAGCCGAGAATTGTTGTAGAAAATATAAAGGTTATTATGAATGATGATAATATACATCAAGCAGATATAGAGATAAGTTACGTTGTGAAAAGGTCAAATTTACGAGGTATTTATGTTTATCCTTTTGTGTCAGAGGCAAGTGAATTAGAAGGTCTTGGTGGTTAATATGACAGATGATAAAAAAAGTATTTCTTATACAAATAGAGATGCAAGAACTATAAGGAGTGCTTTAATAAATAAAGTAACTGATCTTACAGATGACTGGACTGATTTTCATGAATCAGATTTAGGTGTTGTTTTAATTGAGTTAATGTCTTATTTAGGCGATATGCTAGCTTTTATACAGGACAGACAAGCATTAGAAGCTTTTATAGTTCATGCAGAAGAGAGAAAAAATGTTCGTGCACAGCTTAGAGGTCGGGGTTATAAAATGCAGGGTTTTATTTCATCTGAAGTGGTATGTAGATTTAGAACAGATCATAGTAAAGATGTTTTAATTCCAAAATATTTACAGGTTTCTACAGATGAAGATCCTGAAGGAGAAAAAGTTTCTTTTGCAACTGTGGAATCAGGTTTGTTAGACAGTGCAACTTTTATTGATCTTAAATGTGTTCAGGGTGAGGTAATAAATAAAACTTATGATCAAGATGATGTAGATGATAGAGGAATGATTAATTTAGTTGATGATGATATAGGAGAAAATTCTATTACTGTAGAGATAGATGACGATGAGTGGGAAAAGGTAGATGATGCTATTTTACATCCTGAACCTGGTCAGTTTTATAGTTTAGAATATGATAAGGAAGATTCTGTGTATATTAACTTATATCCTGGATGGAAAAATTTTGTAGAAGATCCTGATGATGTAGAGATATTTATTTCTTATATGATTTCTTTAGGATCTGGAGGTAAGGTAGGTAGTGGGACAATAAAGAATGTGGATAGTGAAGTTTATGATATAGATGGTGAGGAAGTTTCTGGAGAAATGTTAGTAGAAAATTTAGAAGGAAGTGCAGGTGGAGAGGATCCTGAATCAATAGAAGAAGCGAAAAAAGCAGGTATTGATTTAATGAAAACTATGTGGACGGCAGTTACTCTTGAAGATTATGAAATTTTATGTAGAAATTTTTCAGGAGTGGCTAATGCATTAGCTTTGGACTGGAGTTTTGAAGAAGACTATCCAGAATTAGAGGAAACTCCTTATGAGGTACATCTTTTTATAGTTACTGATGATTTAGATTCGGAAGTTCCTGAGGTTTTAGGAGATTCTTTATTAGAATATTTAAATCATAGAAAAGTTGCAACTACTACTTTAGAGATTAAAGATCCTACTTATTATACAGTTAATATTTCAGCGGAACTGTCGATTTTAGGTGGGGTCAGTGAATCTTCTGTAATTGAATCTGTTGAAGAGAGAATAGAGGAATTTTTTGATCCTAAACAAAGAGACTTTGGAGAGACTATACGCAGATTAACTTTAATTCGAGAGATT